TACGTGGCCGTGAACCCGCCGTGCCCGTCCGGCAGCGGCGGCCCGGGCTGCTCGAGGCTCACGAGGTGGTGGCGAGCGCCGCGCGTGACCGGGGGCATCAGCGGAGGGCCGGGTCGCGGAAACGCGCCAGGAGCGGATCGATTTCCGCCCAGACGCCTTGGTTCACATCGAGGTCATCCCGGTCGGCGGGGTCGTCGCCCCGGTGCTGCCAGAGGTAGGCCACGAGCAGCAGCGTCGCCATCTGGACCGGGAGCGGCGTGGTCGTCTCGTCCCAGGTGGCTTCCGCGCGGTCCTTCAGGTAGTCGACAATGACGGCGCTGGCGGCGTCGACCTTCTGCTGCAGGTCGGCGTCCTGGCTGGTCGCCGTCAGCCGGAGATGGGCTTTCGCCGCGGCGAGCGAGACGAGCGCCATTACCGGACCCCCGGCGCGTCGCGCCCGTCCCGGCCGCGCTTGACGATCAGCGTCCAGACCTTCGACCCTTCGCCCGGCCGGGACGTCGTCGGCCCGTTGCAGTGCCACAGCGAGCCCGCCCACGTGACGCCGTCGCCTAGGTCGTAGTCCTTGCCGTCGACGAAGACGCCGCAGTAGCGCAGCCCGGGCGTGCCGTCCTTGCCGTCCACGCCGGCAGGGCCGGGCGGTCCAGGTGGGCCGGGCACCAGTTCGCGCGTCTCGAGGACGGCGACCCGCTCGCGCACCGCGGCACAGGCCGCCAGGCTGCGGATCTCGACCTCGCCGACGCTCGCAGTCACCACGTCCAGCCGCCGGGACACGTCGGCGACGAGCGCAGGCGTGACCATCGCTTCCTCGGCCCGCGCCCAGGCCCGCTCGACGGCCGTCACCCGTTGCTGCAACGGCCCAACCGTCGCCGCGATCACTTCCGCGACCGTCTCCGCGAGGACCTCAAGCCGCATAGGCCGTCATCGCTTTCGTCGTCGCCGGCTTCAGCACCGCGGAAAGCGCCTTCTTGTCCGCGGCGTCGTCCGCAGCGACCGGGATGGTCGCGGCGACTGGTGTGTCAAACGGCTTGCTGGCGTCACGCTGCGCCAGGGCGGCGAGCGAGAAGTACTGCTGCTGCGCCAGCGGGGAGGCGCCGCCCGGCACACTGCCCAAGCCGAAGTACCGCCAGCGCGCTTCGTTCGGGGACATGACCGTGCCGCCGATCGCATCGGCCGCGGCCTTGGTCCGCGTCGCCGTATCCATCCACAGCAGGTCGGTGATGTCGAACTCGACCCCGATCGACGGGGTCTTGAACTCCAGCCCGCGATCGAGGACCGCCTCGAACGACGTCAACAGCGACTGGATACACTGCGAGTAGTACTGCTGCAGGAGCGGCTCGACGTTCGCGTAGGGCGGCGGCGGCCCGACGCCGATCATGTAGGCCGGCACGTGGAAGCACGAGCAGACGGTATCGGCGGTCCACTTCAGTTGATCGATCAACTGCGAGTCGACGGCGTTGACCGTCATGGCTTCGTACTTCAGCCCGTCGCCCAGGACCGCGACGCGCCCGACATTGGCGCCGGCGAAGTTCGCTTCCCAGTACTCCTTGAGCCGCTGCGCCGTCTCGTTGGCAATTTGGCCGGGCGCCGTCAGCACGCCGCCGGGTTGGCTGCCGTTGGCGAAGAACTTCGACGAGCTCTGTTGAATCGTCTGGCCGTGGAGTGCCGCCAGCCCGCACGCGTACAACGGCGTCACGCCGCAGAGCGGGTGGAAAATCGGGCACATCATGTCGTGGAGAATCTCGGACGCCGGGACGGTGATGCCGCCGCCGCGGGCCGGGTCGAGGTCTTCGATGCCCGCCATCTCGTCGCGGGCGCAGTGGTAGTAGACGCTGCCGTCCGCGGCGACCAGCGGTGTCACCCGCGCCGGGTCGAGGATGTACATCGCCACGACCACGCCGCGACCGTCGCGTTGTTTCAGCACGTATGTGTTGCCCGCCGTGAGCTTCGACAGCATCCAGCGTTCGGCGAACTTGACGAAGGTCTGATAGCGGTTGGGTGAGCGGAGGACCGGCGAGTACGCCGGGTTGGTCGTCTCGTGCCAGATGCCCTCGTCGTCCTGTTCGACCAGGCGGAGCCGGAGCTTGGCGATGTCGGAGGCGATGAGCGTGACGCAGGCGAAGACCGGGGCGTAGGACAGCGAGGTTTCGACGCGGATGTCTTCGTTGCGCTGCCAGGCGCCGGTGGAGGGTTCGCGGATGGTGCGCCAGGGACCGCCGCCGGCCGCGCCGCTCAGGGGGGTGAGCGGGCGGCGCGGCGACGTGAGCGCCTTGGTGACGGAAACGGTGTACCCGAACAGGTCCATCGACGGTGTTCAGACCGCGGCCGGCGTGTAGGTCGCTCCACTCACGTACTTGACGGCCGCGTCAAGGCCGCGCTTCCAGTTGATGAACCGCTCCGCGCGCAACCCGACCAGGTTGTTCTGCCAGAGCGAGACGTAGACCGTCGTCGCATCGGCCGGCGACATCGGCGCGGAGTCCATCTGTACGGACGCCTCGCGCGACACGTCGATCGACACGCCGCCGTCATCGGCGATCAGCACCGTCGACGGCGCCAACGCGATCACGTTCGTGCCCGCGGCGTTGCTGGTCACCACCGTGATGCCCTCGATCGAGCCGCCGGTGACACCGACGCCGGGGAACAGCTTGTTCCCGAGCGCGTCCCGCGAGAACCCCAACGCGAGCGCGTTGGTTTCCGACATGATCAGCACCGTGCCGCCGAGCGGGATATTGCCCGCGGCCAGCGCGCCGAGCAGCTTCTGCACGTCCTTCAGCGGGTCGATCGGCGTCGACGCCGCGATGGGCGTGATGCCGTTCGTGATGCTGGCTGGGTTGACGTTGGCGACGTACGCCACCGCCGGATCGATGAACTGGGTATCGAGGAACGCCGCGATGCCCGCGATCATGTCCGCGCGGCAGATGGCTTCCGCCGACGGGCCGGGACTCCGGACCAGTTCCTCGGTCAAGATGATGAGCCCGGCCGCCTTGGACATCTCGAGCTTCACCGTCCCGAATCCGAGCTTGGTGACCGGCTTCGGCTTCGCCTGGCCGACCCACCCGTACGCGCCGCCAGCGCTTTGCACCGGCACGGACGCATTGAACGGGACCATGCGGAGACCGGGAATCCGGCCGATGATGGTCGCCGGCCGCAGCAGCTCGATGAACTCGTTCGTGATGTTCTCGACCGCGACGAGCGCACCGGCCCAGGCCGGGTCCGTCGTCGAGCCCGGCGCGACCGCCGCCTTGAGGTAGAGCCCGACTTCCGGCGTCGAATCCTGCCATTGCTTGGCGTGCTCGACCGCCATCAGCGGGTTACCCTTCGACGCCGCAATCGCCATGGCGACCCGGGTAAACCCGGTCCCCTTCGGCAGCAGCGACTTGACCTGCACGATCGGGAAGGTGCCGGCCGGTTTGGTCGCCGGGACGACCGGCGTCGCCGCGGCGACCTGCGACCGCTCGAGCGCCCGGAGGCGCACCAGGTGGGCATCGATCGCGGTGACGTCGCGCTCGAACCCGTCGTACTCGTCGGTCTGGCCGGCGTCGAGCGTGACGCCCGTCTCGGCGGCCGTGGACATCAGGTCGGTCATGCGCGCGGCCTTGGCGGCGCGGGTGGCTTCAAACGCGGAGATTTGTTCGGTAACGGTCTGCTTCATGCGGGGCGCGACTTTCACGCGCACGATTGGGAGTGAGGCCGCAACGCCGGCCGGGGTATCGCCAATCGCGGCGAGGTGGGGCGCATCGAGCGACTTGACGCTGAGAATCGTCGCGTCGAAGTTGGCCGGAATCGTCACGAGCGACAGCTCGACGATCTCGGTCTTGAGGAACTGCCGGTGCCCGCTCTTGAGCGTCTTGACGCCGTCCTCGAGCACGCGGAACCCGATCGACACGCCGCGCATCAGGCCGGCGGTGATCGCGTCCCAGGCTTCGTCCACGCGGTCGCGCAGGGCGCCGCGGGCCTCGACGACCGCGAGCGACGCCGAGAACGTGATGGCGTCGGCGGTCGCGGTCAGCGTGGCGTGGCCGATGGGGCGATGGATGTCGTGGTGGAACAG